ACATATACAGAAACGTTTTCAGCCGAATTTTCAAATGTTAAGAGAGTTACCAATCATCTGGTAGAAAACGGACAACAAAAAATACACACATTGCCTGCATTTGGACACCATGTTGGTATAAATAGGGATGGTAGTATAATAGCAGCTTCAGCTCCAGGTAGGCAATGTTTTTTTAGTGCAAAATGGGAACAAGACCCAGCGACTTCATCAATACCACAATATATTTATATGACCGATAAACCAATAGTAAATACATCAATAGGGTTCGGGGCTACCTTACACATGAATTACGACGGTACGCGTATTGTAATTGGTAATGGGTTTGTAGAAAATACCGTATATTGGGACTATAATCCCCAACCAGGTCAACCTACAAATGCATGGCAAAGCGTCAGTCAAGGATCCATCGGGAATGGGGATGGTGCAGGTCCAAATACGTATAATTTAATGGATTGGAACGGTAAAAGCTGGGTTAATTACCACGAAGAATCAGAAAGTAAAGAATTAGGTAGTTTACCTACATCGATATCAAAAAATGGCGAATTTGTAATCTTTTCAGGTTCATACTATGATGGAAAATTATACGGAAACGAAGATAGAACAACGGGTTCAGATCGTAATTGGTCAAATGGTTCGACCGTATTTACATTTAAACGTTTCACACCAACGATAAAAATGATTGGAAAAACAAGTTTAGGAGGGAATCTAGACTGTGCAAGTTTAACAGTAGGTGGGGATACGTCTTATCTAGATTCAACTACCAAACCCGGAAAACTCATTTTTGGTAACCCAGTCATGGAAAATGGTTTATTCAAAACGTATATACAAAACACGGCACAGTATACGGGTGATATTCATAAAACTGAATTGTTAATATACAAATCGGGACATGTAAGAGGGTCTAATACACACGGTCCAGATAGAATACGGATAAAAGCACCATCAATATGTTTAGAGGGTATGGTATTTGAAAATAATCCCATACCAGCGGACTCAAATAGAAGAGTATGGTCTAAAAACGGTGAAGATTTTTCTAAAACGTTAGAAGAAGCGAGTGCAATTTATAATAGATTAACATTAACGGGTTTAGGTAACGTTGGTATAGGCGTACCCGAATTCGATGATACTGATATCAAAGAAAATTATGGATTGGACATGACTACAGCTTACCCCAATCAAAGATTGGATAAAACTCACGAAAGTCCAAATACACCGGCAAATCCTCTCATCAATCATAGGCTTGTAGTTGCAGGCTCACAAGATATACAAGGTGGAAAACTTTTTATAAACAATCATGAAGCATCTAATGTAATAGTTGATGGTTTATCTATACATTATAATACCATGTCTAAACACTGTTTCTTTGAAGATGGGGATTGGTATTGTAAAAATGATGCACACGAAAGAAACCCGTGGTGGCAATTTTATTGGAAACAACCCAGTCTTACAACGACACAACATAGATACCAGTTAAAATTAATATTAAATTCAGGGGGTTCGGCTTATAGTGATACACATAACGCTTTAGTTTTTGGTCAAAATAACATTAATTATGCAAATGGTAGGATCATGGATGTATTTTGTCCTATAACTGGCGATCAATTAACATCTAGTAATCATGGCATAATTACAACGTCGTATTGGTTTATGCCACTAAAACCACAGAATAATTTCAATAATACTATATTCGGAGTGAAAGACAACCTCGCACAAAATAATGATAGTGTTTCACATATAGTTACAAGTTCAGGTTTTATTATAGACTATAAAAACGTTCCGGCTAATATGAGATATATAACATCCTATACATTTGATGAAGATAAATGGTATCATATATGCGTTAAATACGATAATACACCGAGTGCTAATCCTAATACTGGTACGGCAACTACACAATTATGGATAAACGGTGTATCACAAACCCTTCAAACACAATCAACAGGGGGTAATAGTACTGATCTATGGGAAACTAACACGTATGGTAGTGTAACTGTGAGAACCGTATCTTTTCAGGACGATGCATATTTTGGTAACATACCACAAGGGGCGGGTTTTCAAACAGGGTATCCAGGTACGGACGGTTATGCAATTGGTAACTTCAAACGTTTTATAGCTACCGATGGTACCAATTATGCAGGTAAAAGAGTTGTACCAGATCATAACTCGGCCACTGATCTGTATAATGAAGGCGCACCAGATCAAGCCATAATAACCAATGGTTTTATAAAATCACGAGGTTTATCAGAAATAGGTAGTAATAATCTTGTCTTTAGTACATCAGATACAGAAAGATTAACAATACTCAGTAATGGTAATGTTGGTATCGGAACCGATAATCCATTTTCTACACTTCATGTTAATGGCAACATTACAAAATCCAGTGGTTCATTTACAATTGATCACCCACTTACAAGTATGAGTAATACACACAATCTTTACCACTCTTTCATAGAAGGTCCAAAAGCCGATCTCATATACAGAGGTAAAGTTGATCTAGTAAATGGAAGTGCTTCTATAAACTTAGATACCGTTTCTAAAATGACAAGTGGTACATTTGAAGCACTGAATAGAAACACTCAGTGTTTTACAACGAACGAATCCGATTGGGACGCAGTAAAAGGGTCAGTATCTGGAAACACTCTTACAATATCGTGTCAAAACGCGTCTTCTACCGCAAATGTTAGTTGGTTAGTTATAGGCGAAAGAAAAGATCAACACATGTACGATACAAATTGGACTGACAGTGACGGATACGTCGTACCCGAACAATTAAAATAAAATTAAGTAAAATCACATTTACCATGCTGGAACAAACAGGATGGTAAATGGTTTAACCCACTACTTTTTTAGTGGAAGTGAATCCATAATCGCGAGTGTAATAACACCCACGATAAAAAACATAACGAGAAAATTACATTCGGTATCGTCCTCACCTAGGAAAGACGTTATCTCGCGACGACGTCTTGCTACCCTTGGTTGAGGTATCGATTCCTCCTGACTCCATGAAGGTCTCTCAATAGGTTCCTCGTCTAAAGGACAATATCCTATCATTTATATATTACTTACAAATTAATTTCGACCGATTTTTTCTTCTTACCACCACCGCGTTTAGACTTGGTCTGAGTAACCTTAACTTCCCTCACTTCACTTTCATCGTCACCCTTAGTCCCCTTACTATCGTCTGCTGGTGGTTCGGCTATATCCGAAATGTCGTCTTCAAAATCGACCATATCATCGTCTGGTTTATTCAAATGTGTTGTGCTCATGGAAGGTTGTGGTGGCATCATGATATTACCCATAAGACTCGAAATGTCTAAGCCCGGACCTTGCATTTCACGTCTTCCGTTTGCATCTACCTTATCGTCACCCTGTTGTTGCGACTTAGGGACCGTATTTTGAACGGCCGACATCATATTTTGTACCAATTCGGGGTTCTGTTTAATCACATCGTTCATGTTCGGCATGACTGATTTAAACATACTATTTGTTAAGTGGAACATCATAGCTGATCCACCAAGCATCATTATAAGTTTAACTTCTGGGGCGACGTGCATTTTCGTTCTATACTTCACGTAAAGTTCCTCGAAAACTTCATCGTAATCATCGACGTTCTCCATCACATTCTCGGACCAACCGTCGAGTTGAATTTCGAATGGGTTATATTTTTTATTCAAAAACTCGAGACCTGTCGTACATGCAATAAGCATACGTCTCGAAAACTTTATCGATTTATCTACGTCTATGCTATACGTAATTCTCTTAACTTCGGTTCTAAGTTCATCTATAGGTGAATATGCATTCAAACGCTTATTCACCGTAAAACCTTTTTTTTCTAACCGACCAAGTTTGTTTACGAGATCGGCCTTCTCCTCGTCGATAGTTTTAAAACCAGGTGATGGTTTATCCTCTTCCATACCACCGTCAGGTACGCCATAATCATATGGATACCCCGGTTCTGGTTCAACTTCGTACTCACCATAATCAACGGGTTCCTCGGTTGGTGGAACTGAGGGTCGGTTTTGTTTATCGGGATTTGCAAAAGAATCAATGTCTTCCTGGAAAGTCTGTACTGATGGTGGCGTGAACTGAGTATGCATATGTTTTGGCATTTGCTTTTTCACAGGCTGAGGTCTAGGAACTTCGATTTCAATCTCATTCATCAGAGCCTGTTCGTTATCATCTAATTTCATAACGTTTGTGTCATTACGATTAAGTATAATCTCTCCGTCCATTAATCTTTATATTGAAACTATTCTAATTTCTTTAACGCACTTTATAAAAAAATATTATATCATTATAAATGATTAAACTTAATACCACCAACAGAAATACTCTCAAGGCAATTGTGATCGTCTTCGGCCTCATCTGCATTCTCCAATTTTTGAGAACGAGCGGATACAGCCCAGTCACGATCGAAACGACAGATGAAGGTTCGCTCTTCGACCTCGAATCCAAGGAAGAATGTCTCAATAACTCCTACTACTCCGACAGTAGAGGTGGTGTTTGTGGTGGCCAAAAATTGGTCGCGGCACAAGCGGGCTATAAGATGAAGTAAAATCTCCAGTATATATAAATGGCTTTAGTGACTAGCCAGTCCACTTTACCCGATTTCGAATACGAACATCACACGGTTATACTCGATAACTTAGATCATGGTTCAAATAATACAGATTTTACACTTCATTTACCAACACCACTCGAAAATGTCGTCCAAGTACAATTACTTGCGGCAGCTATTAATACAACGGGTGATGCTCAAAGGTGCATACACATTGGTATAGAAGAACTCAAAACAAATTTTACCCAAAGAGGTAAAAAGGATCTCGATGATGCTGATAATCACCTTAACGGTGTTTTCGGAACAGTTATATGCGAACACACAATGCACGGTACGGGTAGCTCCCAAAAGGCTGTATTATTCAGAAACGAGTACCCAATTATCCAACAATATTATAACCCAATTCGAACACTCGATAGATTAACTTTTAATTTAGATAAACAGGATGGTGCCGCAGCTGCATGTGGAGACGCTGTTTTCGTTTTTAAATTCGTTTGCAAAAAAAGAAATTTACCCTACAAAAAATAATTTTCAGGGCGTCTCGTAGGTATAATTTAAACCTTTTATTATTATAAATGTCTTCTGGTGTTATACAACTAATCGCTATTGGTGCTCAAGATAAGCACATAATGGGCGAACCAGAAATTTCATTCTTTAGTTCCAGTTATAAGCGACACTCTAATTTTTCACAATCCATAGAAGAGCAAACGATACAGGGATCTGTGAAAAATAACGCTATGTCATCGGTCAAATTCCCAAGATCAGGTGACCTTTTAGGATACACGTATCTAACTATACACAATTCTACACAAGCACTCGACGTTCAAAGGTGGGATTATCTCATAGATAAAGTCGAATTACTCATAGGCGGTCAGGTTATAGATACTCAAGACGCTGTTTTTACAGAGAAAATCGCCATTGATACATTCTCATCCAATATTTCTAAAAGCGCATTAGGTACGCACCCAGGTATAAGTGCTCGTTCGTATTTTTACCCTTTACGATTCTTCTTTTGTGAAGGTGCGCAATGTGCTTTACCCATGATAGCATTACAATACCACGAAGTTGAATTAAGAATTCACTGGGGTTCGCAAGCTGAAAACTACGAATTTGACTGTTATTCGAACTATTACTATTTGGATAACGAAGAACGTGGTAATATCGCCTCGAGAAACCATAACATGCTCATCACACAAGTCCAGAAAAGCTTACCATCGAACGAACTTGTACAGGAACTCGTATTTAACCACCCAATAAAGTATCTCGCGTGTTCAGATACAACCACGGGAGGTGCATTAACATCAGATACCAATAAAGTCAAAATAGAAATTAACGGTCAAGATATATGCAATTTTAAATACGGAAAACCCCATTTCATGGAAGTACCAAATTATTATCACACGACGTTCGTAACGTCACCCGATTTCTTTTTACACTGTTTTTGTATTTCAACGAGTTCGCTCCAGCCGACAGGAACTCTCAATTTTAGTCGTTTAGATTCAGCTAAGGTAATTAGCCAAACCATGAACATAACCGATCCGATATACGCGGTTAATTACAATATACTCAGAATTGAAAATGGTATGGCCGGTCTTATCTACGCAAATTAAAATACACACTTATATTAAAATGGTTAAAAACATACCTACCATCGAGCGGTCTACCAAAATCCGGTTTGGTAAACATGCTTTGGATAATCAGGCTGAAAACACAATCGTGTTCAATGCTTCAGATAGTGCCATTGATGCACCCATACCAAATTCTATATATATGACACCTTTACGGGTCGCAGAAATAGCAGGTTCTAACCTCGTAGGTTACTCGGCGTCCACAAAAGAAGTTGTTGATTCGAGTGTTCCTACATCCCTCCTAGGTGGTGTAGATTTAGCATCAGCAATTGATTTAGGTAATACGTCATCTAACACAGCGATTTTTACAAATACAAACGAAACTATCATTTCGTCGGGTACGATCAGATCAGACAACTTCAAAACAACAGCAGATGAAGTTTCTATAGATGGAAATAAAACAAACAAAGTCCAAGTTTCTGGAATCATACATACGGGAGATTTACAAGCAACAGATCACGTTGCCATTGCAAACACGAACCCCCAAAACAAAATAACTATAGGTCCCTTAGGTCAAACTGTATTCAATGTACCAACTGGTTCGAAATTCGCGTTAGATACGGTCGGTAACGTCAATGCGCAAAATTACCGAGGCGATTCGTATTACCTTTCAAATCTTACGATGGAAAATATAACAAATCAAGGTAATATCACGTCAAATACAATCATATTTTCAAATGCTCATAATAGTATTTTTACAACGAGTAACGTCGATATCGGTGGTAACGTCTTTGTAAGAAACCCAAACGATAACGCAATATTCGGTAACATTGCAGGTTCAAATACAATAACAGCAAGTAAAATAACGGCAGGTGAAATAATAGGAACTACATCTATCGAAGGCCAAAATATTATTGCGTCAGCAGGAGGTACGTTTCAAGGTGATGGTACAAATATAACAAATATAAGCGCCGAAAATATAGATACAGGAATACTTGATGTTGATCGTGGTGGTACCAACATTGGTACATACAACACAGGTGATATGCTTTACGCATCGGGATCAACAACATTAGCAACAATAACATCATCGGGAGCGAACGATAAATTTTTAAAATTTGATTCAGGATCGGGCGCACCCGCGTGGATGGACGTTGCATCTACCCTAGATGAGATCGTCGGTGGTGGTCCCATAGGTTCGAATACAACATCCAATGTCATAGAAACAGGGGGTCTCGTTACCGGATTCGTAGAAGCTACTACACTGGAAGGTAATGGTGCAAAAATATCGGGTATTAACGCAGCGAATGTAGTACAATACAATAATAACACGCTCAGTGATGCCGTTTTACCCGTAGTACCCGAAACCAAAGGTGGTACGGGTCAAAGTGCGTATGCACAAGGTGATATATTATATTCAGATAATGCTAATTCATTAAACAGACTCGCTAAAGGGACTGATAAACAAATTTTACATATGAATGGAAATGTACCTCAATGGACAACAACAATATCAGACGCAACTTTGAATACATCAATACTAACCGGTTCGATTACAACACAAGCTTTAGATGCTAACCGTATTCCGTTTATAAATGGGGGTCAAGTATTATCAACGAACCCAAAACTCCAATTCGATGGAGACGATCTCGTGACACTAGGTTCAAATGTTGAAATTACAGGTAATTTACACGTCGTAGGAAACATCACTGCTCGTCATGAAAACAGTCTAACGATTAACGATCCAATTATAGAGGTCGGTAACAATAACTCGAGTGATAACATTGATTTGGGTATGGTCATGACCATGAGTACTTCAAATGTTGTTCATGGTTTTAGAGGTAATGAGAAGGAGTATACGATCGCATACACACACAGTGATCCAGTTGGTCCAGATATCGTACCAACATTAGCAAGTGGTATAACTAACCACCCGTATATTACCGCAAACGTTTGGGGTAACGTCTTATCGGGTAACGTCACGACGACGGGTAAAGTAACCACAGGTACTTTTCATGGTGATGGTTCATCTATAACACATTTAAATTTAGGTGACGCTAATAATACCGGTCAAGTTGCTATTGCACGTGGTGGTACGGGTGTAGCTACAGGTCTTACTGTACTCGACCCCGCTAATTTGAGCTCACAAGTCTTACTCGCCAAGGGTGGTACGGGTTTAACTGCAGTTTCAGAAAACGATCTGTTATTAGGTCCAGCATCTGGAACTGCGTTAGCTAAACTTACGGCTTACACGGGACCAACATCTAGTTCAGGTCCAGCAGCTATGTCCGCTAACTCGTCGGGTGGAAATACTGCATCTTCGAGTGATAGTTCCGTAAACGCATGGAAGGTATTTGATGGAAGTGATACTAACTACTATATCAGTGATCTCGGCGGTAATACCTTGTACAACAGTTGGACTCCTTATGCGTATACCGGAAGTAATTCTTTAGGTGGTATAAATGGAGAATGGATAAAAATCCAACTCGCGAGTGCTATAACACCAACATCGGTATTTGTAAAAGCAAAACCAAATGGAACTGATTTGTCTGTTCGTCCAGGTGGATGGCGTATTATGGGAAGTAACAACGGTACAAATTGGACACAATTACACGCGTCTACAACACTTATAGATGACTCATCCGGTACTACAGAGTCTTTTAGCAATACAACAGCCTATTTATACCTTGCTATTGTTGTTACTAATATAAGCCTTCCGGGTCATAACGACAAGAAATGGAATTTGTCACAGCTTTTATTCAATTATACTGGTTCGGGACCAACTGAAAAATTCCTTAAAAGTTCAGCCGCGGGTGTATCGTGGGATGAAGTTTCTTCGACTTTACAGACTATTACAGATGGGGGTGCAACGACAACACAAACAGTCGCTTTTAATAACACGACCACGGGTTTAACATCCGCGGGTGATATCGATATCGCAGCTTCGAAAAGAATCGATTTCGCAACCGATATTATAATTGAATCGACCGCAGGTACATCTCTCAATAAAAGCCCCCTAAAAATAATTAACGCTATTGAGGTCGATCCGGACGTTGTCGGTGGAGGAACATCGTCAAAGAACGTTTTAGCGATTAATCACACGACAGGTGAAATTTACGATTCAGGGGGACAAGGTGGTTCAACTATGGAATTTATCCACGAGGAAGGTACAGGCGTACAGGCTAACGTCAGTATTGGTCGTACAGCTTGGGGTGCGACCACAGATTCTAACCTTACAATTAACACGTACGGTTCAAATGTACTCACAATATCGGGAAATGTATCAGCCGACAATATTACGATTGGTGCTCTACACGTCTCTGCATCACCGTTTAATTTAGATGATGTTGCGAGTGCAGGTGCAGGTGCAAATGTAACTTCAAACGTTCTACAACTTACAGCTACGGGTAATGCGTTTGTTACAACGAATAACATTAATGTTAGTAAAGATGTACATACAGGAGGTAACGTATATTCACAAAACCTTCAACTCACAAACACACAAATTTCAACTACTTGGACTACAGGTTCGGGAACGCTCGAAATAGATTGTAAAAACAAAACGTATGGAACAGCACCCGCTGTATCAATAGATGCAGATGTTGCAATACTTAACGTAACAAACTTACCAAGTGGTGGTCAGGTCGTCGTACCCCTTGTAGCGTCAGGAGCAGATAGAAAAGTTCTAAAAACAATCACAGCTGGTATTGATTTTATCGCATTTACGGCCGATGTTTCCATAGACCAGAACAGTCATGGTCTTTTGACCGTATCCAAAATAGGTGCATCTGGTGCGGAAAAAATATACATGAATGCAATCTCATTCACAGCAGCATAATTCTTTTTTTTTCAATCTTTCATATTATACATGGGCTTAAAAATAAAAAACCTTAGTATAATATAAAATATGTCTGGAGGTAT